ATAGCCGAAACATTGCCAGCTTCATTGCTGGCTTTGTCTATTTAAGGTGTTTCTTAAATACTGATGATGGCAGACACTATCAAACAAGGAGCGACAAAATGAATAAGAAATTAATTAACGCAGTTATAGAAAATCTTGGTTACGATGATTTAAATGATCCTGATTGTATCGAAGATTTAAGAAACATTACTAATTATGGCATAGATGGTGGCTATGGTGGTTTTGTTTATTATTCAGAAACAACAAGTTTTTTTAATGAAAATAGAAAAGAGATTATCGAATTAGTAAAAGAAATGTCTTTTGAATTTGGGCAAGGAATGATTGAGTTTGTACTTAGTTTTAATTGTTTAAAAAATATGGACATTAGTGATGACGAAATAGGCAACGTTTTATTTTGTGTCGAAACTGACAACCGAGATGAAAAAATGGTAATCAAAAACGCCTTAAGTTGGTTTGCTGGCGAAGAAGTAGCAAGACATTTAATTGACCAGCTGGAGGACGCTTAAAATGAAAAACAAATTGCTAGAAAAAAATATTAAGTTTGTTACTGGCCTTACTGTTAATGAGTTTCAAACAAAATGCGAAAATTATAAAATACATTGCAATCATTTAGATGATTTAATTTTTGAATTGGCCGAATTAATTAGCATTGACGAATATAAAAAATAGCCGAAACATTGCCAGCTTCATTGCTGGCTTTGTCTAATTAGATTTGGTTTTCTAATTACTGATGATGGCAGACCCATTTAATAAAACTTTTAGGAGCGACAATATGAAAGTTTTAATTGGTTGTGAAACCTCTGGAATTGTTAGAGATGCGTTTTTATCAAAAGGACATGATACATGGTCTTGTGATATTTTGCCCTCTGACGATGCCTCAAATCGCCATATACAAGACGATATTTTAAATGTTATGTATATGGATAGTTGGGACATGCTTATTGTAGCGCACCCACCATGTACTAGGCTTTGCAATAGTGGTGTTAGGTGGCTTCATAAAGCACCACCAAACAAAACATTAAATGAAATGTGGGAAGAATTAGACGCTGGTTGTTATTTATTTTCTGAAATTTGGAATGTAAATATTCCATTTGTGGCCGTAGAAAATCCAGTAATGCACCGACACGCTAAGCAACGCATTCGTAACTATAAACATTTTTCGCAGAGCATTCAGCCTTGGCAGTTTGAATCTGATCCAGCTGGAGCAGATAACGTCAAGAAAAGAACTTGTTTATGGTTAAGGAATCTTCCGAACTTAGAACCATTGAATATTTTAGATGGCAGTACGGCTCGTGATGAATGCCATAAGGTAGCACCGAGTAAAGACAGATGGAAGATCAGGAGCAAATTTTACAAAGGCATTGCTAACGCTATGGCTAATCAATGGGGCAACCCTAATCAATGGAGGCTTATATAATGTTAATCAATCAACTATGGGAAAGCGATTTAGAATTTAGAAAAATTGCAACAAATTATTTTTTGAAATTTGAGCAAGAAATGCAAGACATCGACCAAAGATATGATTCTTGGGGAGGTTTTAAGTATAAAAGCTGGTGGTATGATTTGCATTTATTTATCGATGATGACGGCGTTAGAGATTGCATTTATGGCGTTAAAATAAACTGCAATGGAGATTTGGAAACTGATTTTGAAAATGAATTAGTAATTCCAAAAATTCATAATAAGGATTTAGTACAATGACAAATACTGAAATATGTTTGGAGTGTCGCAAAGACACTTCGGTTGGTTCTGGAAAGTTTGTTAACAGAATACCTTGTGGGCGTGATAATGAGGACGGCTGGTTATGTGAGGAATGCCAGCTTGTCGATTGTCATAAATGCAATGCTTTAATTATTGATTATGAATGTGTCGATGGTGGTATTATATGCCGTGAATGTTTCGAGGAAATAGGATCGGATATTAAAATTATGTTCATTGATGACATTATAGAAAAATACGCTGATTATTTTGGATTTGCAAAAGGATCTGTTAAGCCTGAATATGATGGCGATTTTTTAGAGTTATTGGAGTTATTGCGTGGCGTTACCTATGTTGAAAGCAGAGGTAGTGGCTGGGCAGTACAACAAGGATTTGAAAAGCAATAATCACTTTTTACGCTGGTTACGTTTAATCTGTTGTACTTTCTCATAGCCAATAGATGCGTAACCAGCAGTATCTTTATAACTATCATCATGCAACGGATTAAATGACTTCCTGACAATCTTTTGTATTTCGTTAAAAGCAACAACATCAAGAGCCACGAATTGATTTTTTTCACGCCACGGCGCATCAAGGTATAACTCCATCATTTTAGCCGTCTTATCTATTACGTCCATAGGATCGCCGTATTCGGCGTTACGTTTATTATCTACAATATCGATAACTTCTTTTAACATTTTAGAACGGCAACTCGTCATCTAACTTATCCTTTTTAGTTATTTTTGTTATTTCAGCACTAGGAAAACTGCTTTTTATATCCACATACAATTCTTTATAGTGAGCCTCGATTATTCTTAAAACTTCTTCCATAGATATAACTGTAATATCTTTATCAAAATACACATGATCGGAAGAGTCATTGACAAAAGCGTATTTCTTACCCTCGTCATTAACCATATGCCAAACCTTTTCGCATTCAGGCTTATGTCCAGCTTCTAATACTTTCTTTTCAATAATTCTCCAGCCACGGATCATATCTTCAGCTTTAGCCACGACTTCAGATATACTTTCCTGACCTAGAGCATGGTTTAAGTTTTGTCTAGCTTGCTCAAACCTTGTTGCCAAGGCTGGATTTGCTAGTTGTTCCAGCTTACCTATGCCCCAACGTTGCTCCATATCTCTGGCCACCTTATCAACCGATTTAAGCGATGCTCGGATTACTGCTGCTTTCTCTTCTTCTTCGTACATTTTCGGTACGTCCATAGCAACGTATTGAACTCCATCATATTCAGGTTTCTTTTGAGTCTTTGACCACTTCCCATCATACGTCATACAAACCTCCAAAAAGTTTTACTGTTAGCAACAAACATCGCCAAGATGTTGTTGCGAAAGTAACAACTAGGGGGTATGGGGGGTTTACTTTCGCATTACTTTCGCACATTTTCGCATTACTTTCGCAAAAAACGGCCTTTTCCAAAACATTACTTTCGCAAATAATAGCCATATCAAGCTTCACTTTCGCATTTTTAGGCTAAATATGCCCTTACTTTCGCTTTTTTGCGTTTGCGAAAGTAACGCATTTTCGACCTGATCTTTAAGTTGATTTAGCAGAATGCCACGCTTATTAGCTTCTTTTTCTAAATCATCTAATTGTTGCATCAGTATCTCTTGATTTAGTAACAATTTAGTTATTTCTTTGTTTAGTTTGTTATTAAACATAGTCGCTCCTTTAATCTGGTTGTCTTACGACACGCAAGCCTTTTAGGTTTTTGTGTCCATCTACTGTAGCCACTTCTATGTAGCCTTGGTCTAGCCAAGCATTCATATAATTTTTAGCTGAACGGCTTGGCATTCCGTACTCTGACTTTATCCAAGCCAAGAATGATCTTTGAGTATTGTTGCCTACTGCGAATGGTTGTTCGTTATTCCATCGCTTTTCTATTTCGGTAAATATGCTAGCAGTTTGTCCACGATCCAGCTTTGCAGATGCTTCTAATATAGCATCGATTTCTCCTGATCTATCGACAAGCAAGCCTCCCTCTTCCCTAACAAACGTATGCGTGGACATATCGGCCTGATCGTTTACCTTAACAATCCCTCCACAAACGCAAGTGCCTTGCCCAGCATCGAATCCCATTTTTTGAGCAACGACTATTTCATCGCCCTCTGGCATATTCCACAATCCATATACCCATCTTGCTCCGTCTACGAGTGCCGTTGTGCCACGGATAGCTTCTCTTGCTTGCATTGACTTCTTAATCGCAAATGTGCCGTCCTTACGCATATGATGAGCAACAAGAACATTACCATTTATGGCAACGCATAACTCTGACATAAGCGACCACCAATATTGAGCAGCTGCTGGATCGGTATTTATATCTGCGTGAGCAAACGCTTGTAATGGATCTATAACAACAAGTGCAACTTCTCCAAATTCAAGTAACTGCTGCTTAATGTTTTGATAAAACGCCGTAAACGAGTATTGTCCTTGATACTGACCGATAAAAGCATTTGTGCCACCAGCATCAGGCATAGGCACGATAAACAAATTATTTTCTGCTCTATCACGCAATGTCGGATTACTGATACCCTCGATACGTCTATGAATAGATGACGCTGAATCTTCAGCGCCAAAGAAAACTACTTTCCCATTATGAGAAACGTTGCCACCAAATGCAGTTTCTGTGTGCATTGTCTGATCGCCACCAGCTACTTTTAAGCATAGATCTAATAGTATGTATGATTTACCAAGGCCACCGATTGCAGCAATTAGTCCAGGAACACGCCTTGGCAGTATATTATCTATAAGCCATTCTTGTTCAGGTGCTTTACCAGCGTATCGGTGCATACCCCAATCTGTTATAAGCAGAGGAGGAGTAGCATCAGGAGCGACCAAGACACTACCCTCCTCCGACACTTGGTTTAAAGGATTCCTGATTTTTTCCAAGTGTTTTTCTGATCCAGCTACAACATTATGCAAGATTTTAAGTTCATTCTTTCTTGCTCGGTATAGTTGATACTTAGATCTTCGTTTAAATAAATCGAGGCCACGCTTATCGTTGTCCAGAGATTCGCCTCTTGCTCTAACTTTGCTTTCGTATATTGGCCAGCTTTCCTCTACAAGCTGGTCTACTGTAGGCAATATACCTTTTTGACCCCACCATGATCTAATTGTTCCAAGAATCAATTTAACCATGTAACCCTCACGGCCATCGATATGCTCGCCCCACATATTTTGTTCGCCGTTTTGCATTGCATCAGGAGTGTATGTTGGTGCGTCCAGCATATTAACAAGCCATTGTGGACTTTGCTCCATATCCGAGTGATGCGTTACTTTATATTTATTTCCTGATTTATGATTGCTGGGAGCAACGACTATAAATCCACCCTCTCCTCTTGTATCTATTCCTGATCCAAGAGTATTCTTTCCAGTAATAATTGTTTTGTCTTGTGGTGCTTTAAATAGATAATGTCTGCCACCACCACCAGTTAACTGCTCTAATGTTTCAGGCAAATCATCGTTTGCCATACATAAATCCATTAAGCTATCGTTACCAAGTTTGCCCTCATTAGTATCTACATCAACGGCAAATATATTGCCTGATACTTTGCCAGTAACAACGCCTAAGTTATAATCTTTATATCGTCCATTAAACCACATTTCCAAAGTATATTCGTCTGCACACTTCTCTTGAAAAACACTCCAGCTTTTAGGTGCTGGGTGTTTTCCTGGAGATGGGCAGTCATGCCCTAACGGACATGAGCAACTACCATCAGATCGGACATAGTGTACTGGAACAACGCTAAAACCTTTATTGCTCCAAAACTTTGCCCAATCTAATTTTGTGGATAACTGATTGTCAAATTTCGTCATCAGCAAAGACATTCTCTTTCGCTGGTGCTGGTGTTGGTTCAGCTTTTGGTTCAGGCGTAGCAGTTACTGCCTCTTCGCCGTCCAATTCAGCTGGTCTATCAACCCATTTAACAATTTCAAAGTTAGGTATTTTAGTGCTGCCTTTACCAATACGAGTTGGCGTGCTCTTTGTAATCTTGATAGCTGGCACTTGTCCTTTACCAAAATCTTTTTCGCAAGCATCATATACTGCTTTAACAAAGCTAAATATACCAACGCCATTTGCTGACAATTCTCTAATTGGTTCGTCATCAAATAGCTTTGTTGAGTAAAACTTTACGTTAAAGCCTTGTTTATATTCTTCGCTTGGCTTTAATGTTTGTGCAAGTTTTACGTCATTGTTTGGCCATATAATCCAATCACGCCCACCAGCTAATTTTAACCAGCCTAGTTGTATATTTTCAATGTCCACAATTACTGGACTATTCCATTCAATATCAACTAGATCGCCTGATTGACTTGACCTTGACCATTGGTCTAATTCAGCAGAGAAACGTATAAACGCTGCTCCACCACCTGAGTTTAAAGTTTCTAATGGCATTTCAATCTCCTTATTTTCGCCTTTTTAGCGTTCCCATATCTGGTGGAACGAACCAGCCATCTCGGAGTAGATGGGGATATTGCACTTTCAACCATCGTTGAACTCGCAATTTCGTGTAGCTGGGATCAAACCCAGCCAAAATACAAACGTCATTAAAATCTTGGCTATCGTTATAAAGCCAATTGATTGCTCTTTTTGCGTTGTTACGGATTTCAGGTCGTGTACTATCAAGACCCTCTGCATCTTTAAATTGTTGCATAAGCACGCCGAACCATAATTTTTCCCACGGAGTCTTTTCAACTTCGTGATAATCTTTTTCAATAAAATCATTCTGCAATTCATCATTTGTGTCATTATGGGTAGTATTGCTGGAGGACATCTTCTGCACCATTCCAATAAAAGCTATCAGGATTGTGTGGTGCTCTTTTCAACATGGATTCAAGATCGTCATAATCAGACAAAAAAGCCTCCATTTGCATGACTGTTCTTTTAAATGATTTTAGATATGACGTTGGATCATCTAATTCCAGCCAAACAAAAGGATCTTTTTGTCTGCTCAAAACATATAAAAAGAGCACTTTAACTGGTTTACCAGTTTCTTTTTCCATAGCTTTTTTATACAAAGACGCTTGTATTGCGTGTGATAGCGTCCATTTACTTGGTGCTTTAGCCGTAGTTTTTAAATCAACAATAATATTTTCTTCAGGAAACCAGTAATCTAAAAATCCTATAACTGGTATTGTGCCAAGATCGCCCTCGGCAAATCTAACTGGTATTTCTATTTTGTGTTGCTCGCCTAGTGTTGGTTGCTTTGGTACGCCAATTGTTCTTAATTGTTGTATGCCAGTTTGCACCATTCTCTTAATAATAGGCTCTCTCTTTGCATACTCTTCTGCGTAATTAGGTAACAAGTTTGTATGTTTTGAAAAATAATCTAATGCTGATCTAATACAAAAATCTATTTCTTTGCCTGAATAAACGTTTTGGTCAACGCCTAGTTCAACGGCTTTGCCTTGCCACATTGAAAAATTTGTAGGAAACTTTGCTCCACCCAGCTTGTCCACCAGCCATACATCGAAAGCTTCTCTAGCTTTGTTTACTGAACTAGATGAAAGATGGTCAATACTGTGCTTTTGAAATCCATTTCTATTTTTGTTGGTCGTAGCTTTCAACATTTTCTCCATAAGTAACGCCATAGTAGGCAATTAAAGCAGAGTCTGCTCTTCCGTCATCTGATTTTCTTGCAAAGCTTTGTGAGTATGCTGGGAATACTTCCATAGCACGGCTACGGCTTGCGTCTTTACCATGCTGCACTCCACATTTTCGTTGCCATGTTTGTGGTGTAATAAGGTTAATAGGCATATCTAATGCAATAGCCACGCCCTCGACAATGCCAGCTGATCTGCCAAAGCTAAACATTGACGATACGCCTTGTCCTGGTCTTGCCCCTACTCTTTCTATATATACTTTGCCAAATTGGGTTTTAAGTATGTTGCTGACCAAATGTCCTGACACAACTTTCTTGCCGTTACGTTCAACAATCGGCATATCATGTATATCAAGAACGCCGTTCTCAACGTCAAACATTGTCAATGCGCCATTTATACCAACATCTATTCCCCAAATAATCATTTTTCATTCTTTCCACTAATCATTTTTACAATTTCTGCATTGTGATTAAAAGATTGCAGTCGCCATTTTATAGCAGTATCGTTTTGTCCATATAAATAATTTCCGTATATCGCTATTGCAGATAAAGCTGCCTGATGAACAGATGGGTTTTTGTCTTTTGTTAAAATTCTAATTCTTTGTAATAAAAGATAAGCACTTTGCACATCTTCATTATCAAAATTTTGCTCCATATTATTTTCATATTTAGAAAACACCGATCTGCAATATTCAATATCGGCCATTTGTTCTTTTGAAAACTTATCAACATGAATTTCTATAATTTTATTTTTTTTCTTCATTGTCTTGTTCCGTTAATATGTAATCGTATAAATCAAACCTTTTATTACTTTCTTTAGCAATTACTGCCAGCATAAGTAGAGATTTTAGATTCATTGCGTTACGTCTACGCCATTTATCAACTGCACCTAAAGTTATTGGGTTGCCATTTTGCGTAAGTGCTTTGCAGCACTTAGTCATGCCACCAAATTCTTTAACTATTTTTTTTGTATTTAGGCTAACGTTCATTAATAATTACCATGTTATTGATTTT